TTTCTCTCCATGTCTTGTAATTATGTTTACAGGAGAAATATCTATTAAGAGCTTTAACCGCTCCTGATCTTAAAAAAGGAGTATCTCTATTTGTATTTTCTCCTACATAAAGCATGGAGAAAATTCTTATAAGAGAATAAACTGGAATCTCTACAGCTCCATTTTCAGTATTGAAAGTTTGAGTTGTAGCATAGGGATTTTCAATAACATATCCTGAATTTTGTATGTCTTCAGGATTATTGAAAATAACTTTAGTTTTTAATTCTGACATTGTTTTAATAATGGTTAATAGTGTTTTTTAAAAAGATATATATGAGGATGGTTAAACATCCCCAAATTATGAAAGTAGTCATAATAAAATTATGAGAAATAAATAAGGTAAAAAATAAAATTTCATTTTAGATGTACCCTTATTAATTTTCTAATGTAAGAAGAGAGGTTTATTTCCCCCTCTTCATTTAGATTCTTTGCTACCAACTGACTGTATAAGTCAGAGGGCAAAGTAATTTTAATTTGATGCTGTTTAATCTTAGGCATTAGTTGTTAACCTCACTTGTATTAAGGTTATTAACTAAGTAAGTTGCGCATGCTTCTTTGTCCTTAGTCTCCATTTTGTCAATCTGGCTAACTACTTTTTTAAATAGTTCAAGCAAGTAATCTTTATTAGTTGCATAACTAACATTGAGATTATTTACACTATTTAGAACATGATCCATAATTGTTTGCTCATCTAAATAAATAGTTAACTCTTTGTTGTTATCTCTAATTGTTAAAGATGAACTATAAGAAGCAAACTCAAAATTAATGTTTAGTTTGTTTGCTCTTAGGGTTTGTTTGTCCTCGGTTGGGAATAAGTTAATTGAGTTCATGATTTGGGTTGAAAGTTTGATAACAGAATCTTTATAAAATAAAGACTCTTTAAAACCTATTTTGTTAATAGGCTTTAAGGAGTATTTAATTTTATTTAATTGTTTTGATTGAACCAGAATTTAAAGATCTAAAATAAAAATCTTTTAAAACTGTTTCAATAAATCTTTCTGATAAATAATCATCTTTGAACATTGTTTCTCTCATGTATTCCTTAGTTGATACATAGAAATTAGTTTGAGTGAATTGGTCGTAAGTCATGGTTGAAAGTTTAATTTTTGTTTTTAGTTAGTTATGTAGTCTGTAATTTTTTATTTGTTGTTACTCCAGAACTAAAAAAAGAACTAGAAGAATTGAACATATAAGAATAATTAAAAATACATAACTATATCTAGTATATCAGAAAGTGATATAAAAACACTACTAAATACTCAAGATAATATATTTATATTTTTTTATACTGCAAGTACAAAATTTTTACTTCTTTAAACTTTTATGGACTTCTTAGGACTGCTAGTAACTAATGTATTCTGTAAGGTACTTCTATGGACTTCAGAGGACTTCTAAGTACCTAGGGGGTGTAGTAGTACAAAATATTTTTTTATGGGCCAAGGCGGGTACCTTAAATATATATCGCCTAATTTTTTGGTTCTATGCGAATAGCTAATTCTGGAGCTTGAATGTTTACTGTCTCTACAGATTCACCTATTACTTTGCCTAAAGAGTCTAGGATCTGTGCTGCTGTCTGTAATTGACCTTTTTTAACAGCTTTATTGAATAATCTTATTCTCATTGCTTGTAGACGAGGTAATAAAGATTCTCTATCCTTTTCCCAATCTTCGTTATTCCAGACTTTCACTCTATTCCAATCTTGCCAACCTATTGTTTCTGAAACTCCTTCTATGTTTGCGTGTTCTATTACTAATTGACGAGTAGTTTTACCTTCTAGTTGACGAGCATATAATCTTTGAGAACGCTTTAGGACATCAGAGAAGGCTGAACGACCTTTCTTTTTTACTGGTTGTGGTATTGAGTTATCGTTAAAGTTTTCTGGGAAAGTAGAAGAAGCCACGGACTTACTTGCGAGATGTATTTATTGAAATAATAACCTAAAAGTAATGGAATAGGCTATAAATAGGGGGTATTAGTTGAAATTTCTGTTATTTTTAGGTGTATGGCGGTAAAAAACAAACCAGAAATCAGTTTAAGGTATGCACAGGGGGAAGTATTTAATTGTGATAAGAGATTTAGGGTGTTGGTTGCAGGAAGAAGGTTTGGTAAATCATATTTATCCTGTATCGAACTGCTTAGAGGAGCAATCAATCGACCTGGTGAGGTATATTTCTATTGTGCTCCTACTTATAGGATGGCAAAGGATATTGCGTGGAAAGAGTTGAAGAAATTAGTGCCGAAGGTGTGGGTGCAGAGTAAGAATGAGACAGATTTAAGGTTGGAATTGATTAATGGATCGACTATTGAATTGAAAGGAACAGAAAATGCGATGGCATTAAGAGGTAGAAGTCTTGCTGGTGTTGTTTTAGATGAGGCAGCATTTATGGATAGAGATGTATGGGCTGAAGTTATAAGACCTGCATTAGCCGACAAACAAGGTTGGGCATTATTTATTAGCACACCAGATGGAACTGCGAGTTGGTTTTATGATATGTGGTGTTATTGTGGCGAGCAGGAGTGGGATGATTGGCAGAGATGGAGTTTTACTACTGTTCAAGGGGGTAATGTAGCAGCAGAGGAAGTTGAAGCAGCTAGAGGGCAATTAGATGCAAGAACATTTAGACAGGAGTTTGAAGCTAGTTTTGAGAATCTTACTGGTTTAGTTGCTGTTAGTTTTACTGATGAGAATATTGATAAGGAAGTACAGGATCTAAATATGCTTCCTTTGTTAATAGGATTGGATTTTAACGTTGACCCTATGGCAGGAATTTGTGCGTATAAGCATGACAATAACCTATATGTGTTTGATGAAATCATGCTGACAGGCGGTGCTACAACTTGGGATTTTGCAGAAGAGGTTGTTAGAAGATATGGGGTAGATCGAAGAGTTATTGCTTGTCCTGATCCTACTGGTAGTGCAAGAAAAACAAGTGGAGTTGGTGTTACTGACCATACTATTCTCAGACGTAATGGTTTTACTGTTTTAAGTCCTAAAGCACCCTGGAAAATAAGAGATAAGATTACTGCTGTTAATACTGCTTTGTTAGATGCAAATGGAGATCAAAGGACATTTATCCATCCAAGATGTAAAGAGTTAATAAAATCACTTAGAACACTTACATATGCTCCCAATACAGGTTTACCTAATAAAAATCTGGGTGTTGACCATGCTTTTGATGCTTTTGGTTATTTATGTCTACAGCAATTCAATTTGGCAAAACCAGAGACACTAGGCCAAACTTCGTTTAGAATATACTAAGAACTACCTAATTCTTACTATGCCTTATCATACTGGGATGAAAAAGAAGAAGAAAAAGAAAAAGGGAGGTAAGAAACGTGGCGAATGTACCTGTAAATAAAACTTTATACTCAAGAGTAAAATCAGAAGCTAAACGTAAGTTTGCTGTTTATCCTTCTGCCTATGCTAATGCGTGGCTTGTACGAGAGTACAAAAAGCGTGGTGGTACTTACCGAGTGGAGAAAAAACGTGGCAAGAAGTAGTGGTGGATTAACCCGTTGGTTCAAAGAAAACTGGGTAGATGTCAAAACTGGCAAACCTTGTGGTCGTAAGAAGGGTGAAGATCGAGCATATCCTGCTTGTAGACCTAAAAAACGTGTATCAAGTAAGACACCTAAGACTCTAGGGGAGATGTCAGCAGCAGAGAAAGCTAGGTTCAAAAGAGAAAAAACAGGTAGTAAAAAGATAAGTTATCAACATAGACGTAAAAAGAAGAAAAAATAGCTGTGAAAGTTGCAGTTTCAAGGTAATATATTGTTATAAGTAATTTTTTTTTGAAATCATGGCATTTTTTCGTGGTGAAGAAGGCTCTGTATCATTTGATAACGGAACTGGATCAGTAGGGGCAGTAGCTTCAACAACTGCTTGGACATTAGATACAACAAAAGACACATTAGAAACTACTTCTCATGGTGCAACATCAAGAAGTTTTGTAGGAAGTTTAATTTCTGGTTCTGGTACTGTTGATCTTCTTTATACAGCAACAACTGGAGATGATACTGCTGAAGTTATTAGTGATGTATTAACAACAGAAGATGCTGGTGATGCTTCATTTAACCTTTTCTTAGATACATCTGGTACTAAAAAACTAAGTTTTAACGCAATTATTACAGGAACATCATTCAGTTCTACTGTTGGAGATATTTCTACAGTTTCAGTTAGTTTTGTAACTACTGGTGCTATCACTTCTGCTATCTGATGCCTAAAAAATCTTATTCAGCAAAACAGCGAAAACTGGCTGCTGTTGCACCACCACGGGATAAGATTACTGGTGCTGATTTAAAAAAGCTAAATGCTAAAAAGAAAAAGAGGAAGAAGAAATGAAATCACTTACAAAAAGACAGGAAGATGCACTAGCTAGGCA